ATGAAAAGTATGGATAAAGTATTTCTAAAAGACCTTAAGAAACAGGATCAGTATACCAAATTTTTTCAGAACTGGGCTGAGCAGGAGTTTAAAGCCCATCCGAATGAAAAAAGGTTGATGGAAGAGCTTGAAGCCCTCAGTAAAAATATTGGGATTCGAGAAGGTTTGGTTATTGCCTGTTTTGATTATCGAAATTTAAACCTTGCTTTTTTCACGGGTGAAGTAGAAAGAATTACAGGCTATCCTGAATCGATTTTTCGAAAGAAAGGAATGGAAGTATCCTTCACGATGCTTCATCCCGAAGACAGGGAAGAGATGTTTAAATTCCAGAAGATCGTATTTGACCAATTCCATCAATTGTCTTTGGCAGAAAGGCACACCTTTGAGTTTTCTTATACCACCAGATGGGTACATCGTACCACTAGGGAGATAAAGTGGATGATGGCGAAGGTTCGGCCGTACTTTATAGATAAGGCTGGTAACTTTGCGATGGATCTTCATATCATCTTTGAGCTTCATACCCCGCCCAAGGTGAATAGTTATGATTGGACCTATTCTTATACACAGGATGATGGTACCCGGGTATTGGTGACAAAAAGTGCTCCCGAGAAAAAGAAAATTAAGCTTAGCAATAAGGAAAAGGAGGTTGTGCAATTTATTTTGGATGGGCTTTCTTCCAAGCTAATCGCCGATAAATTGAATATTTCAGTCAATACTGTAGCGACCCATCGGAAGAATATCCTTAGAAAGCTAGGGGCAAAAAACGTCGGTGAAATGCTCAAAATCATTGGGTCCTACGAGTTTTAAGGAATCGGAGATTGAATTTTTCGATTTTTCAAAAAAATTTCCACTCTTGAATATTGCAAAAATCGTAAGTAGGCGTACCTTTGCATCCACAATCAGCTAATCGAACGGATTAGCATTCAAAAAGCGAGAGTAGCTCAGTTGGTAGAGCACGACCTTGCCAAGGTCGGGGTCGCGAGTTCGAATCTCGTCTCTCGCTCAAAAGCCCTTGATTCAAGGGCTTTCTTGTTTCAAGACCATGACAATTCTCTATTGCAAGATAGAGCAAGCCGGGATGGTGGAATAGGTAGACACGCAAGACTTAAAATCTTGTGGCCTTTAGGCCGTGCGGGTTCGATTCCCGCTCCTGGTACAATTTGCCGAGAAATCGGCGCATCTGTGATGTATGCGGTGTTTTTTGTTTCACACAAAATTTCACCAGCATGCCTATATCAACTATTAGCGGGGTCTCCGGATCCCGCTTTTCTCCAATTTTTCACACAAAAATTTCCCCGGCCATGAGAGCTTCTGTCTCATGCCGAATCCGCTTTGACCGTGCAAATAAGTCAGGGGAAGCCTCTGTTTATCTTCAGATAATCATTGAATCCAAGCGGACAACTGTACCCTTGAAGGTATCCTGGCCGGTGGGATTCTTTGATAATTCCAGAGGAAAGTTCCTTCCCCGGTTCCGGGGAGATCAATTAGCACTGGACCTTAACATGGAGGCAGATAAGGAAATGGCCAAGATCAATGAGATATTCATGTTCTATCGGCATTCGGATATGAACTTGACCATTGAGCAGTTCCAAAAAGAATATCGCCGCTATGGAGCGAAGAAGGATTTCTTGCTATGGGCTGAGCAGGATGTAAAGGATAGGTATGCAGCTTTCAAAATTGCCAATCAGACCTATAGAAATGATCTTAGTGCGATTAATAAGATCAGGAAGTATAAAGCAGAAATTCCCTTTAGCTCAATTAATAAGGACTTTCTCGAAAGCCTGCAGGCATGGCTTACTTCCAAAGGTGGGGTAAGGATCTCCTCAGCATGGAGAATATTAAAGACGCTAACAACCTACGCCAGACGTGCTGATCAGGCAGGGATTTCGGTCAATTTGGAGAGCATCTCCAAGTACACCATGCCAAAATACGAAAACCGAAAAACCTACCTTGCTCCGGAAGAGCTAAAGAGCCTCCGGGATTATTATCAAAGCCCAACCATAGCAGATCATCATTACCGTATCCTTGGCCATTTCCTTTTTTCCTGCATCACGGGACTGCGATTTTCAGATGTTCAGCGCGTGACCTGGAAGAATATCCATGGTGACATGCTGATATTCGTCCCCTATAAAACCAGGAGGATGGAAAAGCTGGTTAAGATCCCTTTACTTGAGGAGCATTTTCGCCTGATTCACAACGAAAAGGGAAAGCTTTTCAATACCGTTACCGAACAGGTAACCAATCGAACCCTAAAGGATATTGCCTCCCAGTGTGGTATCCGGAAAAATCTGACTACCCACGTGGCTAGACATACTTTTGCAACGGAATCTTTGAGAAAGGGAATAGGGGTAGAAGTAGTCAAGGAGCTAATGGGGCATGAGAAGATAGAGACGACGTTAGAGTATACCCACGTAGATGAAGCCAGACTGAGGGAGGAAATGAAAAAGTTAGGGTGAGGGGCCTACCCTTCAAAAAAGAAGGGTCAGGCTCTCCGTATTACATGGTACTTACTTCGATCCCTAGGCCGTGACTTCGTGACAGTCGCCTATGAACTGAATAATTGTATCAACCAAATGATAAGTGACTCTCACATCTTCAGAAGGCTGGCACTCGCATGCAATCTTGGGGATTACATCTCTAATGCAGGTAAGCTCCAGCATCATGGCTTCTGGACATAGATGAGAATTTAGATCAAAGAAGTTTTTAACTGCCTTCACCAGTTGTTCATCATTTTTCATAGGGGATGAAATGGTTTAGTTTAACAAAAAAGAAACCCCTAATTTCTTATTAATTGAAGCTCAAAAAATACCATAAACAGGGTAATTTTCAGGTAGTTAATAGCATTTTTATATATACGTAAGAACTTTTTATTATTATGTCCAGATGAATTTGTCAAGGAAATTAACAGAAGATGAGATGAAACTCCGAGAAGAGCTAGAAGTCTTGGAGGAGAGGATCCGAATGAAGATCCGAAGGATTGGACTGACGAATCAGAAACTGCCTTATGAGCGGCTATCGAAAGGCCGCCAACTAAAGGAATTGTGTCTTGCGGCGATTTCGTATCTTGATGCCGGAGAGGAGATCAAGCTGCAGGAATGCTTAAGGAGCTTGAGGGAAAAGGGAATAAAGATTGAATTATGAATTTGGACCAATTATCAAAATTAATAACTAACTCAACAGAAATTTTAATGGTTGGAGTTTCTCTTATATCTATGATTTTTACTGGGTTGCAGGCTTTTTTGCTTTTTAAAGGTTTTCAGATTGCGAAAAATTTTGACTCAGAGCATAAAACAAAGCTCAAGATTGAAAATAATTACGAATTAGCACGCGAAATAATCAAGGATATTTCATTCGTTAACAATCTTATTGATAGTTTTTTTACAAATTTAGATTACTATTCTGTTATAAGATTTTTGAATGAAAATAAACCAAAAAAAATTCATAGTAAACTTAATTTTCAACACGGTAAGCTCATACTATTAGATCAAAAAATCTATAATAGAAGAAAAGAATATTTAGATATCATTTCAAATATTGACATGAATATTTCTTTAATGAAAGACCCAATTGCTATAGGTCTTCTAAAGGATTACAAGTTTCGTTTCTTTAATTTAATTTATTTTCCTGAGAATGAGCTTACTAAATTTATTCAAAATGAATATGAGAATGATCAAAAAACAGAAAAAGATAATAATTATGGACTTTCAGTTTGGAGTAAATATCCTGTCCCGTATTCACACAATGATAAAAGAATTGAGGAAACGGCTAATTATTATAAAGCTTTCAAAGCTCTTTTTGACTATTTGATTTCTAGTAAGATTCCATAAAAAATCAAAGCCAAATTTATGTTACAACAAAGGTTATTGAAAAATTCAAGTTCAATCAAACACATCAGTTTTTCATATTTTGGAAACTCGAGCTTATAATTTTTCATAAGGTTTTCAAGCGAAGTTTTAAAAAAAAGCGGCCCGAGAGCCGCTTTTCAAATTTTACATGGCCAAGCTGACCTGCCCGGAGGCTTTTTCCAGTCTAGCTTTTATTCCTGAATCTGCATCGAACTGTAAAGTAGGATTGGTCTCGGTGAAAGATCCATCAACTGCCCAGTTTCCAGTAACAGTGTAATCATCGTTTCCGAGATAATCACCTGGGAAATGAACCAAATCATCCTGCAGATCTCCTCCTGCAAAAGTTTCATAGGATCTGAATCTTGTCAGAGCTTTTATTGTCAAATCAGATGCTGGTTTGTGAATAAATAGCGTGACAGTTCCTTCGAAATATAGGAATGAATCAACTCCTGGGATATTACCAGATGGCAGTTTGACTTCGATATTACCCAATTTCAATCGGACCAAAGGTTGAGTTCCGTTTGGCTTGACATAGTAGTTCAGATTTATTTCCAAGACCATTTGTGCTCCAAAATTTACAGCAGCAACAAATTCCTCTCGGATAAAACCCAATTGGGCAATTGTTTCATATCCAGTACCTGAATGGGTGATTTCTGATTGAACGCCCATTGGAGTTCCAATCGATATTGGGTTTTGTGTGAATGGAGCAATCATCTCCATTACCTGCGCCTCAGTGACAAATTGGCTTAGATCTACCTCAGCCTTATAAGGAGAATGCACCAAATAAATTTCCACTGATTCATCTGCGGCAAATGTTCCCGGTATTTCTCCATCATTACTTGTGATGTATTCTGCCTTGATTTCTACAAAATCCCCTTCGTCACTGAAATTGTTACCTAGTCTGAAAACATATCCTTCCTTGTTCTGATCTGGAAGATCAATGACTAATAGTCTTTCTCCATAGTCAGGCTGAGGATCTTGGTCGATAATGAAATCAAGAACTTCTTGGAAATTTTCCGCTGTTTTGGAGATAACTAATCGAGTTACCTCATTCATGCTCAATGAGTCAAATCCAATTTTTCCTGTTCCCGGATCTGTAACGGTAAGTGAGCTGCTGTTTGGTTGAAGTGTTGCATTTACACTCAGCTCAGCTCTGTTTTCTTGCTGGAATTCAGCTGTGCTGCTAATAAGAGCAGCGTTCCCTACGATAAAAGTATCCAGGTCATGCACTCCGTTTAGAATGTCTTGGATATCCAATAATGGGGTTTCAGCATCGATAGGAATTACAGAGCCTTCATTTGTGCTTATTACCATGCGGTAATTCTTTGTCCCTCCGGAAGTATCAACTCCTCCAATCCTTACTATTGCCGCTTTGCTCATGTCATTGAGAGCAATTAGCAATTCTTGGGATTTGGAGTATATGCCGATATTTCTTTCATCTAGTGTGTCAGATGGAAAATAAATACGAATCTGACCTGCATTGTCCTCAAAAAATATCTCTCCTGGATCAAGAGCTGCAGTCATACTTGCGGATGCAGCCAATGTGTACTCAGGTAAATTCGCTGGATCTTCGTAAAGCCATGTTGTGGCTCTAAATTGCCCCTCTGTAGAAGCAATACCTATTAAAACAGTTTCGGTATCTGGCTCCTGTATCCCATCATTCACCATTCTCAGCAATGCTCCTCCTGCATCTTGCTGTTGAGTTGAGAAATCTCTGATTAGGAATAATTGTCCATTTTCGAAGTTTCCAAATTCCGGATCATCCCATAGGTTTTCGGCAGTATCATAAATGGGAATATTTGTGGATCCACCTGTTTCCTCTGTACCACCAAGGATATTTGATAGCTCGCTCCAGGCTGTTACGCCATCACCGATTTTTAATTCGCCTGTATCGGTGGACCAGGCTAGTTCTCCTTGTGCAAGGATTGGATCTTCTTGCGCCCAAAAGGCCGCTTTGTCTCGTCTGAGTTGAATTCTGTGGCTCATAGTTGAAAGGATTGTGCGTTACCGCCGTCAATGATTTGTGTTGTTAAGTAGACCGAAGATGCACTGCCACCATCAATGTGGAAAGGACAAATAATTGACTTAAAAGTGTATAGGTCTCCAGTCGGCAGATTAGCGAGTATTGGCTCTCTTCGATAAAAAATATATCTGTCACTTGGCCCGAGCGCAAATGGCCGATAGATTAAAATTGCCTTATTATCTAAATGCTCAAAAAACAGATCATATTCAGTTGCTGAAACCTTGACAAGCGTAAAAACCTCCGGATTCAATGACCCGTCCACTTCCAATACACTGTCAACATATGCTCCAAGACCATCATTAATTAGTGCACAATAGAGATTTCCTCTCTGTGTAATATCTCCGTCAAGTGTAGTGAGAATATCCAGTTTAAACTGAAAATCTCTGATTTGAGGACCAGAAGGAGAGGTTGTTTTAATCCTTACAATTCGGGAGAATCCTACCGACAAGTTTCTGGTAGCGAAAGACCCAATCCGATCTGCACGGACGATGACGATCTTTCCGTTAGTATTTACCTGGATCAGATTCGATGGATTTTCTGGATCTGCCAGATTGGAAAGCGTGATGGATGATTGGATGGTTTGATTTCCCGGTGCAGATTTGGAGACGAAGTCACTTAGATCCTCCGGAGTGACTTGAGGGGTATTGTCACCTGCAGGCGTGCGAATGACCCGAGCAAGCAGGATAGTCCCTGCAGGAATGGCTGGATCGATCAGCTGATCAGGATCTTCCTCACCAGCTACCCAGATCACATCACCATTGTCATCTCCCACGGCGTAATCGATGCGACTGTACTCGGCAGGAGTGCCCGTGATACCTGTCAGGTTTTGAGCTCCCCCATCATACTCCACCCCTGCGATGATCCATTTCCAGCCATCTACATCCACATCTGTAGCACTGTTGAATTCCACCGTGCCCGTCTGAGATACTCCATCCACAGGAGCAGGATCTTGTAGGTCCTGCACCTTCTGATGCTCTTCGGCTGTAAGGTGGAAGTATTCCCCTTCTTCGGAATCTCCTCCCTGCAAGCCGGCCAGCTCGTTGTGATTGCCAGAAGGGATATTCTCGAGGATCTCGGCCAACATATTTTCCCAGGTGATGAAAAACCAGCCCGGAGTGCCAGGCTTTTGCACAGGAAAAAGCAAGCCGGAAGGATCGCTTTGCTGTGGAAATTCGCCGATATTCGGAGGCAGATAAAAGTCATCATCCCCCGGCCCGATGATCACTGGATCAATGAGGGGGCTTTTTTTTTTAAAAAGACTGAGGTAAATCGTCTGGCGCGTATAGCTGAATTTGAAGTCCAGACTGGTGAGTACATTCTCCGGAGCGGAGTAATCCGGATTGAGAAGTCTGATCTCAGTAACAGTCTCTTCGATCAAAAAGTATTTTTCTTTTGCCTGGAAAAAATCCATGGCCCAGAGCAACTCCGCACGGCTTCGGAAAAAGCCGGTATTCTTCTCAAAGGCCAGGCGCGGTGTGACCAGGTAATCCCGCTCGTATTCATCATCGAAAAGGGCTGCATCCACTTCGATGGGATTGGTAGATTCCCGCTCGCCGGTCAGCCGGATAGTATCGATGCCGCCTACCGAATTTTTAAAAAGGAAAAAATCATCCCACTCGAAAAACTCATCCGTCAGCACGTAACGCTGCACGTAGGTCGAAAAGGCCTCTCCTCCATCATTCTCCACCCATACATCGATATAGATGGGTTGGTCTACAAACTCATTCCTCAGATCGGAATAAGTCATATTGACCGTGTAATGCTTGCCCGTAGCCAGGCTGTGCAAAGTCTTTGTCTCCGAAGCTCCTCCGGAGAAGTAGCCACGGATCTTCACCAGCGCCGCCTGCTGGGTAAAGAAGCTCAGCCACTCGGGCTGAATGTCTTTCACCTTCTTAATCTGCGGCTGCCAGGTGAGCCAGGACTCCTTCAGGAAAGCAGCACAATCCAAATTGACGGTGGATGAACCACCTTTGATAGCCGTAAAAGTGATTTCCTCCGAAGACTCACCCGAGATGATCTCCACCGTGAACGTATCGAATGAGCGTGTCTGCTCATAGAGATCCACATCACCCGGAAGATCCAGGTGTAGATATTCATCCAGCAAGTCACGAAGCAGCACCCGGCTGCGCCCCTGCTCATCTGCCGTATAATATTCGGACAGAATGAGGGTTGCGCCCTTGCTGATATTGACGGTCATCCCGAGCCCATCGGTTTGCACGATGAGCTCGGGAATATTGCCGACAAAAGTCAGGGACTGGGGTTGCTGGAGAATAGTCAAGGCCATCTATTCAGATTAATTGCTGGTGTAGAGCGGTTTGAATTTCAGCGTCTTCCTTCCGTCAGGATAATAAAGCGGGTATTTGATAATCACCTTTTCTCCTTTGCCGGATTGGGCTATTTCCTCGGGGCCCAGTGAAGTAGCTACTTTACCGTCAGGAATGGCCGAGTAGTCCTCGAGGACTTTGAAACGCACCCCTTTGACATACTCAAAGTAGATCATCGAAATAGCCTCGGGTCCTGCCTGGTAAGCTGCATCACTGCGCTGGCCAGTATCTTCGATATCGATCATCACGGAGGCACCGTTGACCTCGAGGGGAGCGGTGAGTAATGGATAAGCCGGCTGCACGGTACGGCTGACGGATACAAGACTGGACGACTTGCATCCTGTCAGAAGTGGAGACACTGCCAAAGCGATCAGCAAGGTCAGCGCGATTTTGGTAATCATGTTTTTCATGGTGTATGAAGGTTAGGTTAGAAATTTTCGGATAGTAAGAAACGCTAATAGGAGAGCAGCTCCGACGATCAACTGCTTGAAGTCATGCCAGAGCTGCTGATACCAGGTTTTAGAGACCTCTACAGTTACTCGTGTGTACTCCGTTCGCAGCCGTTCGAGCTCATAAGTCATGAGCTCGATCATTTTTTCCTGCAGCTCACAAATGGCTTTAAGGTTTCCCTTTTCATCCACTTGAATTCGTGCAGACATCTTGCTGGTTGGGTCTCGGTTGCCTTGCAGCATTGCATTGATCAAAGAGACATTGACACCGGAGCGAATCATGGAATCAAGCTTTTGGTAATTGATTTCCGGAGACTCAGAGACGGCCCCCGGAATATTCTCCTCTACTGGAACCTGTCTGACAATAGTAGAATCAGTCACTTGGGTATCGGTACCTGTAATGACTTTCTTTGCGCCGCAAGACCAGGAAAGCAGGAGGATGCAGAGCAGGCAGAAATGTTTCACCCTCATCACCATCGTGCTCTGACCCTCCTGTATGTTTTCAATGATGCTCATTGGATGATCAGTTTATCTCTATTTTGGACCAGCTTGAGAAGCCGCTCCATGGTGCGGCGTGAATTGGTGATATCCAATATTTGATCCCCGTCTAGATGCATTCGATTCTCACCTACTGCAATGCAGCCACGAAGCTGATGGACAAAGTTTGCCGGATGAATCAGGATGTAGGATCTACCAGGCACATCGATAATGTGGAGATGATTGGCAAATCTCGGAGAGCTGCGGTGCAAAAGGCGGTATTCGCCTTTGGGGATGCAGGAAATCTGGACGTGATTATCCCTCCAGGGAAGCTCCAAAGTACAGCATTCAAAGATAGTCCGACCAGCTTCAACCACTCTGAGTCGACCGTGAGTTACATTCTCATCTTGCAGGTCTCGATTAATAATCAGTGTTCGCATGGTCTTGATCGTTTGGTCTGCGTGGATCTTCTTTTCGCCGATGTTCCGGATCTATATGCTCTAAAAAGTCATCCCCATGGGGAGATTGGAAATCTGTATTTCTGGGAGCCGGCTTTCCTGTCAGATCATTGAAATCACCCGACTCGTTGAATCCTTCGAATCGCTTCAAAATGAATTTTGGGACGAGTTTTTTATTGATTTTCCCAAGGTTTCGCATGATGCTGATCGCCTCAACAATGATCACTCCTGCATAGATCACCATCTTGAAATAATAACCTCCTGGGATCACTACTCCGGATACTTCAAAGTTTTCGAGAACATGTCCTAGAACCATGAGTGATCCATAGACTACAAACTTTATAAAGATTCCTGCCAGCTTACCTGGTGATACCTGTCTACGAGATACTGCAAAACCAAATCCTAGCAACGTATCTAAAACGACCAAAACCAATAGCCAGATCAAGAAAGGCCAGTCTGAAAAAATATATCGCTCAATGAAAATGAGGATGGGAGCAAAGAAAATTCCCCATCGTGACTTGTCGGCCACCTCGTGGGCGAGCTCAGCAGATTTTTGCAATATGAAATGAAGCACGGAAACGTTGGTCAGGTCTTGAAAACTTGAATCCAAAGTAGTGGCAAGGGGTACTTTCAGAAAGGACAGATTTTACAGCATGCAATCCCCATCGGTCGAGCAGCTTCCACCGGAGCTGACCGATACTCCATTGACCGACTCGACTCCTTCACCTCCCTGGATCAATACCGGGGCTATCTCGGAGCAAACCAGAATCAGGGTATCATCCCCATCCTCAAACTGATCAAATAGCAGGTAATTCTGAGTCAGCAGGCTTTGGCCAGGACGCTGGATCCGAATATCAAAGTCATCTGTCTCCGAATCAAAGTTGAGCGTATCGATCGTAATGGTGTAGCATGTCCCGGTAGATGGCTGTGGTACGGAGCTGCCCGGTTGCCATACTGAGCCATCACTGTAGCTTGGCTCTCCATCTCCCGGTATCGGTGCCTCGATCAGCTCAGCCTGTGCCAAAAACACGTCATCTTTTCCGATCGGGATGGTCAGCTTCTCGATCCACCAGAGCTTGCCTCTAAGCAGGACTTTCTGACGCAAATCGATTTGCTTGATCTGACCTGGCGTGAAGATCAAAGAGCCAAAAGCCCTCAGACGGTCACGCTCATGCCAGTCCTTATATTGTTTGTGATAATTATAGATCAGACCATCAGCTCCATCCCAGGCAAGCGAAAGCTCACCCATCCGGATACCGGTGGGACTATAATTGTGATAGGAGAGATAGGGATAATCGACGAGCTCATTGCCAAAAGAGCCGTTAGGAGTCAAGCCCTGGTACAGCATGATCGAAGGCTTGTAGCTCGGGTCTTTGCTCCCGGAGAAGAGCGGCTGATAGAGCGGAAAGAGATCGATCGGAGAATCGGAATTCTTAAAGTCCTGCAGATTATCGGAAGGCACCATCTGCAAAGGGCCCAGAGCAACTGAGATGTCAAAGCCTTCCCTAGCCACCGAACCATAAAGCCCGTGGTTCTTGACTTCGTAGCTGTATTTATTCAGCTCTGGATTCGCATCCCAGTAAAGACTTTGCTTCTTTAGGATGAGTTGGCCAGTGGTCTGAATATAATATACCTGCTCCAATGTGTCCGGATCCACAGGCGCATCGAGCAGCTCCTGGATAGTGCCCAGGACAAACTCCGGGTCTACTTCAGGCTTCTTTTCCGAAAACTCCTGATAGCCGTACACATAGTTTTGTGCTGGTTCGCGTGATAGGATCAGTCTCGAACCCAAGCGAGCATTCCAGTCCTGGAAAGATTCATCATTGATCAGGTCCTTGTTGTACCGGATCTGAAAGCGGGTAGTAGGACCATCCTGAATGCGGAATAGCGTCATGCAAAACATATTCATCGCCGAATGCAGCACATCTGCGGCGGTGACGGTGGACTGGAAAGTGCCTAGGTTAAAGTACAGCTCTTCGGCGGGACTGGAAGCATTGGGATAGTCATTGTCAACCAGTATTCCTTTCCACTTGATCACGATATCATCCCGGAAATTAGGATGATAGTGAGCTGTCAAGACAAGCTTGGAAAGCTCCTCATCGAGGAAAGGATTCTCCTCATCGGGGAGTTCCAGAACGATCTTGAATAGTTCCGAAAGCCTGATCTGCGGATACATCACCGTATGGGTGGGAATGGCCAGCTCCCCGGGAATGATGTTTTCCTTCAGCCGCGTATCATTGCCCCCGATAAATGCCCAAGCATTGAAGAAATTGTTTTGCCCGAAGAGAATATTGACAAAGAGCTCGGTGCCGTCAAAGGATCTGGTCTCACGGCTTCCTGTCTGTCTGATCGGCGCAGCAGCAAAGACATGCTTATTGCGATGCGCTTCAAAAAACAGCAGGCCGTAATTATACCGCGGCTGACCTACTCCCGGAAAGTCCTCCGTGCGGTGCTCGTAGTCCGCTTCGCCAAACTCATAGCGACCGAGATCCAACTCATTCATCGGCTGACGGGCTTTGGCCAGATTATCCACTGCCTGGAAATTGGCCGAAAGCTTACCCGATATCTCCCGGATGATCAGCGAACCATAGTAAAGCACAAGTGCACCCACACCCAGCACGGCTCCGGAATATTCCCAAGAGCGATTGGCAAGATTGACCCGGTCGGGATGCTCAAATAGTTTACGGTTTGACTCCGTCAGCGGAAAGTCAAAGGATGTCGTGTAGGGGAATGGCGTGCGGTTTTGGATCAGGATGGGGCACTCCATCACCAGCTCGACATTGAAGTCCAGGGGAAGATCCAGCTTTTGTCCGTTTACTTTGATATATACACTCATAGCGTCGCATCTTTACGGATAGCCTCCAGTTCCTTCTGCCTCTCTTCGAGTCCACGCTTGCCTGTGATACTCACATCAGCCGCGATCGGACGGCGAAGGCGCTCATTGAGCTGATTGATCGCTTTGGTGTTAGACTTGATCATCACCATGATCTCTGGATAGAAACCCATCCCCATGCCAGAGCTAGTCGGTGAATCCGTGGCAGTCTCGGAGGATAACCTTCCCCCTTTGCGCCTACCGGGAATTGCACGACGGAGTTCGCGGTTTTCCTCCAGGACACGGAATAGATTCAGTGATGATATCTGCCCAAGTCGCTGAGCCGTATCGATGGCATCGAGTACCGGTGCCACGGTGGGATTGTTCACGGCCTCATTCGATGCGACAAACTCCCGTCCAGACTCGCCGGTGATCACGGTGGGACGATCGACAAAGCCACGGTGATTGGCCCTTTTTCGAGCGCGGAATCTTCTTCCATCCTGGGAACGGACCACATCGAGGAATCCCCCGTCCTCAGCTCCCGGGATCTCCGGAAGCGGCGTCCGCATGATTGTACCGATCTGAAGAGCTCCCATCGCTCCCACGAGAATAGATAAGGCCACATTGGGCAGAGCTGCAGCAATCGCCGAGGCCGTATTGACGATGGCGGACATTAAGGCAACGTTGCGCTCACGCTTTGCAGCGTTGCGGTCATGCTCCGCCTTCTTTCTTTCCAGGTCCGCATCGAGTGCGGCCACCTGCTGGGTGTATTGATTTTGTGAGATATAGCCCTGATCCAGACGGGTCTTGAGGGCTTGCTTTTTCTTCTCGTTTGACCTTTCGAATTCCGCGAGTTCGCGCTTCTCACCGGCATTGACAAAAGTGGCGTATTGGGCATAGGCGGAGATCATGGCTTGGGCTCCCATGACCAGTTCATTGATACCAGTCTTGCCGGCCTCCATTCGCTCAAAGAAGATTTCCCAATCCTCCGGAGTAAAGCCCAATACATCGACATTGCGAGCTCTTAGTCCTCGGTCCTCTGCGATTTCGGTACCGGATCCCAATCCCATTTCAGATAGGAGCAGTTTGACTTGCGCAAGCTTTTCTTCCAGTACCTGTACCTCTTCATCGGAGAGTACCTGATCAGCCAGATCTATTCCCTGGAAGGTACCGGTGGCCAGCGATTGCTCGAGCTCGGCCTGAAGGCTTTCCAAATGCCGACGCATGAGTTCCTCTTCTTCCCGCTGGAATTTCTTGTCAATCTCCCGCTGTGCCTGGCGCATGTTTTGAATACCTGCCAATGCATCTGCTGAAAGCTCGTCTTCAAGCAGAGCCCTAGCCTGAGCCATGGTTTTGACTTCTTTGAATTGCTCATTATGAGAAATCCGCAAGGCCTCGAGCTCCCGTTCAAAGCCATATTGTTTTTGCTCCAGAGCCTTTTGCATGGCTTGGGCATCGATGGTGCTGAGATTGTCGTAAAACTGCAGCTGTAGAGCTTCGAACACCTGAAACTCCTGATCAGTCATTTCTTCTCGCCTCTTGCCTGCCAGTCCAGCCTGCTCCAAACGACGCTGATGCGCTAGGTTTTCCTGCTCGATGAAAGAAAGCTGAGATTCCAAAACACGCTGTTGATATTCTTGCTGCCTTTGAAGCAGAGCTTCGGCCTCTCTATCCTCTTTGATTCGCTGATCAGTTTTCGCCTTTGAAACTTTGGTTGAGGACTGGATCTGATACTTTGCCAATTCATCCTGGATTCGCTTTTGCTCTTCGGCATTTTTACGAAGGGATTCAGTATCAACCACGTTGATTTTTTCCCGGTCTTCCTGAAGCTTTTTTAGCTTATCATTCAGACTTTGGATAGTCGTGATCTGCTCAGGCGAACCACCTCCTCCGGTGGTATTTGTATTCAGGTTTAAGTCAGGACGATCCGTGTTTTCTTTGATAAATGCCGATAGGAGCTGTTCCTGTTCGCGGATCTCTTTAGCTCCTTCAGCAAACTTGGAAGCGATCACATTTGATTTACCAGTGACAAATGCTTGAAGGTTTTCCCAAAAACTCAAATCAGAAGACTCTTTGGCAAGGTCTAGTTTTCGTTTTTCGAGTTCAACAAGTTTTTCCTCTGCTGCTTGGACACGAGCTTTCCGGATCAAGGAATTGATATAGTCATCAGTAGCTTTTTTGGCAGCTTCTGTATTTACCGTTTCCAAATTAAGATTCGAAAAATAATCTGGAGAGATTTGATTAAGCTTCTGAAGTGCTGCAAGTCTTTCCTCATCCGACCTTGTCTTATCTTGGGCAACAGCAATCAGTTTTTCAATTTCTAACCGCTCACGAATGACTGATTTCTCAGCCTCCCTTGATATTTCATTGACAGCTCGCTGTGCTTTTTCAGCAGCAGTTAGAGACTTGGACCAGTTATAAACTGCCACGCCAAGACCGATGACTAAAGCCGCTACTGCTGCATATGGATTCGCTGCAGCCACACTATTGACGATCCGCATAGCCTGAGCAGCTCCTTTTAAGTTGCCAGTCAGAAGCATTTGAGCAGCCGCCAAAAGTTGAGTAGCGATCAGCTGGGCATTATCCCAGAATATCTTTGCCTTTGCCAGAAGAATGCTCGCCTGAGCTTGCTTATTCTGGATGAAAACCACGGCATTATAAGCGGCCACAGCAGCGACCAGGCTAAGTATCGCCGTTCTGTTTTTCATGAAAAAGTCCAGTGCACTGGTTAGAATCCGAACGAAATAAGAAAATCCGGAAGTCGACATGGTCATGACCGGCATTAGCTTTTCCCCAAGCTCAACCACCATAGCCTGGAGACCTTTTCGAGCCTTCTCAAGCTTAGCCGCGGCAGTTTCATTTTTGACGTTGAATTCGTCAGTCAAGGAAGTACCCTCAGCAAAGGAAACATTTGCCAAATCCTGCTGCTGTCTGAGCGTCTCGGTATTGTTTGCCAAAACGGCAATCACAGAAGTAGCTCTGGCACCATCGATGCCAAGATCTCCCATGTTGTTGATCATTTCCGAGAGTCCGGAATTATTACCTCTTACACCTTCAAGGAATCGAATAAATGCCTCATTTGCGTCTTTGTTCAAGAGATCAGAAAAATCCTCAATCGACATGCCTGCCAGCTTGGCAAATTCCGCAGTGTTGGTAAACATCTTCGGAATTAGATTATTAAATGTAGTTGATGAGACTTCCGAAGTCTGCCCCAATTGATCAAGTGTGGCAGCGAGTCCAAGAATCTCGGTAATGCTTATCCTTGCAGATGGGGCCATACCGGCCGTCCGCTTGGTAAATTCCACCAGGAAACCTTCATTGGCCGTGGACGCAGCTCCCAACTCATTGATAGAAGATCCAACTTTAAGCAATGCCTGCTCCAAGGGTACTTCTTCATCGATATTGAAGATATCCACCAGTTTGCCCACTGCATTGATGGAGTCCTCTACATCTCCTCCAAGATCCTCTTTAAGCGCCACCACGATCTTATCAGCTGAGCGGATAAAGCCTTCGACATTTTCACGGCCTTCAATACCCAGCTTACCGGCCACCCTGCCAAGGCCTAACAAGTCTTCCTGAGCAGTGCGGGTATCCAGGGATTTAAGGCTCTCATTCATTTCGAGCACTTCGCCTTTCAGCATCCCTGTGGTCTTCATTACATCGGCCACCTTATCATCAAATTCTGCATAGGCAGTTATAGCTGCTCGCACTCCACTGATAGCTGTGTAAAATGTGGCCAATCCTGCAGTGATCACTCCGATATAGTGGTTGAATTTTCCAGCTAGATTCTGAATGCTCATGCCTGTTTTTTGAGCTCGTCCGGTGAGTTCATTGTATCGCGTAGACACTTGAGTCAGACGCTCATCATGCTTTTTCCACTCTTCAGTCAATGGAGGAGCTATATCTCGCAGCCTACGGATCCGATTCATTTCTCTACGAAGATCTGAGGCTGACATGGTATTGATATCCATTTCAGATCGCAGCTGCTTTAGCCTCGACTCGGCTAATGATATGGCATTATTTTTCTGCTTGATTGCAGCCGTTACAGCCTTGTATTCTTTGGTGTCCTTTTTGTTTTGCTGGGCAAGTGCCTTTTGTTGGCGCTCCAAAGCCCGCAGTTCTGAAGTTGTGTCTTTAATGGAGCGTTCTAGCTCGCCTATTTCTTTTTTACCCTGATCACCATTTACAATGATGTTCAATACCAGGTCTTCATCTCTGAGTTTTTTACCCATTGTTATGGCAGTTTAAGGTCACGTTTGATCCCTTCAGCCACTTCATTGGTGAAGTCTACCATAAGCCTGTTGGCTATGGAGTAGAAGTGCCCAAAAACAAATCGATTATGAATAGGATATCGGGTGGTCTTAATACGCCTGGACTTTCGATTTCTTTTTTTGCGTTTTATGTCCAAGAAGCGCTGACGCGCGAGGTGCTTCATAGTGAGCTTCCCGTCAAAGTTGTCGGCAGTTTCTACATTAAAAATCCTGGATGACTCAGTTTTGCCTGTATGAAAAGTGAGGATTTTACGCATTGCAAGACCTTGGTTTTTCTCAAACCTGCTTGCTTCATCTTCTAATATCCTTCTGACAAATTCTTTTTTAACAATCGTGTCCACCTAACGCCTATTTGATAGGCTAAAGTATTTCTAGCGGATGCCAGCAGAAAGGACAAAAAATGCCCTACCATCTGGCAGGGCTAAGTTTAAGGTTGGATAAGATTGTTTTCCGAGTCTAATACTTTGTCTGGTTTAAGACCGGTGATGGATTTGATTTCCTTGATCAATCTCTTTAAGCTAGAGAGATCCATGTGTGCCAGCTTGTACTGGATGATGAATGTTTTTGATGTTTTAGCCATAATAATATTAGGTGGACCGGAGCTGCTAGGCACATCAAACAACGTTTAATTAAGCCCCAGGCCCTTACGGGTACCTGACTCCGATCCATGTGATAAAGGTTCATACTTTAAATGTTTGATGTTTTAGCACTCGAAAGATAATCCATTGCTTAAAGCTTTCAAACAAGAATTGCCTACGGCCCTGCGAGACATCGCACCAGTGCTCGTCTGTGCAATAAGAATCAGGCGACAGAATGTCGCCTGAGAACCAACGCTGCGCGGGCTAATCAATCGAGTTCGCTAAGGCTCACTAGAATATGGTGGGATTTTTTTTGTTTCTCATATTTCGTCAGATCGATAAAGGGCTTGCAATTGCAATTCAAGGAGAGGGCGGAGTCGGGGTCAATCTTCAGCGAAACGGGCAGGTTTTCCAAATTTTGTTTGGAAAAGCCTGATTTTCAGCGGATTAATTTAAAAATATTCTAAATAGTAGACTGATTTTCAGCCGTTTCTAGCCACTTTTCAGCCTTTTTTGAGTCAAAAAGCCAAAAAAATATTTCGATTAAATAGGGCTTTCGGGAGTGCTTTTTTATAAGAAAAATTTACTAGGGGTTAATCATAATTAATTGATAAGCAGGGTTTTATACTTGTATTTATATATACATATATGTATATTTATATACATCAAATAAACAACAACTAATCAAAAAACACCATGGAAAAACAGTCCAAAACCCCAGCAAATCAGCCTAACAAATCAAAGGTAGTTGCAATTGATAGCCCCGAAATCCAAGCGATGAAAAAAGAGCTTGAAGAATTGCGCGCAAAGGTCAAAGCTGAACCGCTAAGCCTAGAGGAAAAGATCAACTATTTCCAAGAGAAGCAGCGCAAAATTTCACAGCTGGCGAAGCTTGACGGGTTCGCAGAGGCTTTAGTCACAATCGGCCAGGATGCCCAGGAAGCGAGCGAGCAAGACGAATTCTTTTCTGAAAAATTCGCCGTGAGAGTAAGCAAGAGATCAAACAGCTACCGAGAGGATTATGACGATGTTTTGAAGATTCAAAACCCCGTGCTAGTCGTGGAAGTCTTGGGCTATGCTTTAGAGCGCATCAACGCCAAAAGAAACAAACTGAAAACTGAAATTGAAGCCTAAGCCATGACACAGACCGAGAACACACCCAAGAGAGAACGAAAGACCAACCCAAACAGGGAAAGACTTTTGCAGATGTCAGCAGATGCAAGAAGCCTGAAAGATCGAATGATCCAAGAAGCCGAAACAGCCGAGGAGGCTTTTTGGTGGACCGCTCAAACGCTTAATTCTATCCTTTTGAAATACTTCTATAAGGTCCCCGAGGGCATGGAATTAGGCACTTTCCACCAGTGGAAGGCTAAAGGATGCATGATCAAAAAAGGGGAAAAGGCCTTGATCATTTGGGGACAGCCACTAAGCGCACAGCGAGCCGAAAAGGCAAAAGCCAAAGGAGAGGAAGCCCCAGAGGAAGACGACAGCGGAGAATATTTTCCGATGTGCTTTTTATTCCGTGCTGATCAAGTCCTAACCCCCGAGCAGGTGGAAGCCGAAAAGACCAAACGCCAAGAGGCAAAGGAAAAGCGGGAGCAAATTTCCCAAGCTATCCAAGACCTCCAAACCGTGGATTTAGATTCTATTTTGTGATGGAAAATCTAAAATCCTTCCTTATCCTCCATAGAAAGATCCGAGGCTTAGAATTCATTTCCTTTCTAGGTTTACAACTGATCGAAGAGGGAGCGAGCGAGGAAGAATTCAAACAAGCCATAGAAGAAACAAAGGAGGCTTACCAAAATTTGAACTTTTGCCGGCCTGTTTGGAGAGAGTTAAATTTTCTCAAGGAATTGAGAAAACAACTAGATTAAAAATTGCGCAGGGCTTAGTTTTCGTTTGCACTTCCTTTGAGAAATAGCCTTTGGACTTCGAGCCATAAATCTGAAAGCGAATCCGCAGACCCGAGCGACACGGGTAGCTCTCGGGAGCTTATAGCCCGAAGCGGTGAACCACTCATTTTTGAGGGGTTCCCGTGCGCTCCAAGCGGCGTGCCTCCCTTCCACGGCGGCGCTTCGCGCCGATCACGTTGTTTTTCAATACGATGTATTGCCGTGGAAGGGAGGCACCAGGTTGTTTGTCTACTTTTTCCGTCTCTTCTTTGCTCAAGCCCTTTCAATCGCCGGAAAATGTTAACGCCCCGAATATATTATGAGGTAGCCAAAATGATCCCTCCTAATATAGTCACTGCTAAAAAGATTCCCAGGATCATCAAAATGTTGGATGAATTCTTACGGATGGCACTTAATAGCCTGACTTGCGTCTCTGCCAATTCCCGATCGCTTAGCTCATGTAATGGTTTTGGCATGATTAATTTTTGAATAAGCTTGATTTATCAGATGTTTTATTCTTGAACTCATTTAATTTTTCCTTGCTAATGAGCTCAATAAATTCGTCCATTTCTTCTAGACTAGAAAAAACCATTACAAAATCACTTGCAGTAATATACCTATTAGAGGATGACTCAAGTTCCCCTGTTCGAAAAATCAAAAGGTGTCTCAGGCCTTTTTCATCATCCAATATTTTAAAATCAAAACTTGGCCTTACACTAAAATCAAAAGTATATTCACCTCCGCTAACAAAGTATCCTGTAATCACTTCAGTTTTTAATTCTACATCCTTTGTCAAATCTCTAACGTCATTTTCAATGGCCACTTTTATCCACTCCTCATACTTTGATCTAGCAAATTGAAGGTTTTCCATAAACCCATCATAGGACTTGTCATTAATACTAATTCCTCCAGTTTCTCTTAAGCGATCTAAACCTGCGAGATCGATATAGAGCCCTAGTTTATTGTCCTTGAAGGAAACGTCAATTTCATAATCTTTATCAAAGTAGCTACTATAGTAGGTTGTATACTTTTCCTGAGCAAAAGAAGAGATAGATACAAAATTGCCCAAGGCAAGAATTATTAAAAGCTTTTTCATACAACTATTATTTGATTATGCCCAAAAATAAAAATTAACAAAACATAAAAAAATACCATAAACAGGGTATTTTTCTCTAAAAAATCGCTCTTTTTCCATCATACTGCCCCATCACTTCTTCCGTCTCTATATCCTTGAAAAACAGAACGGCTCCTTCAGCCATTCCCTTTTTCAAACGGCAATAGAGATAGGCGTTTTTCATCCAGGATTCCATTTCCTTCGCATCTTCACCGATCAGCTCCCGGTATAGGCTCAGGCTTGGCAGATCGATTTGCACCGTCTTTTTTTCTACCAGGAAATTAAATCCAAGGATTACACGCTCCATGCGCTCGACTTTCTTACCCGCACGCTGTATGTTTTGCTGAAGCTGTTTGACAGATTTTTTTTCGGATCTTCTATTGGCTCTGTTCATGAGGGTTAATTTTTTCTTTGGTAAACTTCCACCCTTTGTATTCAAAAGGGAATTTCTGAAGCCTGGCATAACTATGGGAGAATTCCGGATGAGCTTCGCAGACCTTAGGCATGCTGCTGAACAGTTCCCGGATTCCGTCTTTCTCTATTATAATGACATGTAGTAAACTCATGGATAAATATACAGATTTATAGACATAATTCCCCCGACCGGCTTCACCATTTCCGATCAGGGGATTGAAAAGTCATTTCAAAAAGTCAGCGTCATAAAGTAGCCATTCCAGCCGCCGAAGGCGTTATACTCGGGCTCGATCACGATACTGGCGATCTCCAGTCGCCAGAAAAGACTGCAGCCGTTTTCTTCACTCTCGATGATCAGGTCCTTCAGCTGATGGATAGCCTCTTCGCAGCGGCGATACTGGTCAAGTTCTCTGGCCTCGCTCTGACTGGGATCTCCTTTCTCGATCACCCAGAAGAGTGTGGTCCAGGAGTCGGCTTTCCGCCCGGCAATGCCTTCGGCGCTGTAGCTGGGCAGGACTGTGACGAGCTGAATGCCTTGCCTGGAGGCTAGTTTTTTGGTGGCCTGATTGTCATCCACTACCCGGGCATAGCCCTTGATGGCGGGGATCTCGGCGATGAGTTCTTGAATCTTGGTGTTGAAGGTGGTGACGTTCATTTTTTCTTCTGTTTGGCTTTGGCTTTTTGATTCTCGAGGTGCTTCTCATACATGTATACCAGGATGTCAAAGAATCCCGTCCGGTCGGCTTTGTCCACTTCGCCGAATACTTTCTGCTCGGCCAGCTGGAAGAGTACGCCTGTCCAACCTGCTCCCCGCTGATCGGGCCGGAGTGGCTCGCTGTCCTCCTGGACTGGCTGGGGAAAGAGTGGCGATAGGTTGATCTCCCTTCCGCTGATCATCAGGTCCTCGCTCTGGATGTACTGCAGGGAATGGCTAAACCAAAGCAGTATCCCCGTGCGCTCTACCTTGCCGAGCCGTGCGGTGATCAGGGCAAGATCCTCGATCCGTGCCCTGTTGAATGGCTCCCGTCTGCGTCCGTCGTAGTTTTCTGCCCGCTGCCAGGATTCCCAGTCTTTCCGCTCCGGGCGGTAAAGACAGGCAATCATCCGGCTGAGCTGATCTTCCCCCCTGCTGTCAAAGTAGGCCTGCATTTCTTCCACTGCTGCGCGCAACTCCCCGAAGGTGAGATCCGCTAGCAAGTGGGACGGTCCGTACAAAACCACTTTCCCTGCTTTCACCTGGGGAAAGTGATTCAGTACGGGGGTGTAGTTGATTTCTAGCTGGCCTTTACCATTGTCAGCAAAGAGAAATGTGATCAGCTCTTCACACAGCAGCGCAATCCTAGAAAACTTCTCCTCCCGCTGCCGCTTGGTGAGTAGCAGTTCTTTCCGCACCGACTCGGAGTCCCGCTCGATGTCCAGGAGATAGTAGAGGCAGCGGACCCTAGCTTCCTCCGGATCGATGATCCCAGACGCAGCCAAGACAGCTTGCTTCAGACAATATCGGGCCTGGACTGCCGTCATCTCATCCCAGTGAGCAGGGACTTCCAGCTTGATCTTTCGCTCGGGTATCTCGATTTGGTTCATGTACGGAAGAATTTGTTCTCCTCCTTATTCTCGGGCAGGATGGTGTACACACCTGCCTCGGGATCGGCCGATCGGATGAATACCTTGATATCATCAAGCAGTTCGCGGGCATCATCATTCAGATTCTTGATGTGGAGCTCCATTACATCCTTGAGCGGGATCTGGGAGGCTGATCGGGACTGCACCATGGATTTGAAGTGCTGCATCACGCCTTCGGGCATGACCTGCAGACTTAGCCGCTTCACGGCGATCACCATGGTAAGTAATGGCTGGACAGTCTGCACATAGCGGAGGAGACTGTCGTAGAATTCTTCCAGCTCCTCATCCAGCGACGAGATACCCCCTCCTGCTGATCCGCTGCCGCTTTCGGTCTCTCCGCTGGTCCAGCGCTGCAGTAAGGGGGTATAGTGGGTTCCCAGGGCTTTCCGGAGCACGTTGTTTTGGATCTCCCGGAGGAAAGGCACTACTGTGTAGAAGAAGCTCTGACTGTGATCGACCATGGGATAAGCTTGCTGAAATAGCCCGATGCTGTTCACAAATAGCTCACGGCTGGCTTTCCGATTCTCGGAGCCCATCCACTCAGCTATCTGGTGAGCCTCCAGCCAGTCGATCAGCATATCGGTGGTCTCGTGTGCCATGCGAAGCTGTGCCGCATCATCCTTGTCGATCATCCATTCCCAGGCCATGGACTCGTTTTCCCGGTCGATCTTGACTTTACGCCCGCTGGTCTCATGGCTGACGGTGTTCAGCTGATAGTAGCGCAGGGTAGTGCGATAGGCAATGGGAATCTGCAGGAGCTGGACGAGCTTGTCGTTTTTGGCTTCTTCTGCTGAGGGGTTCTCCTTCTGAAAGTCATCACTGTTGTAATGTGCCAGGGCACGGGCCATCAGGTCACCTCCGACGAGCTTGGTCATCTGGTTTTCTTCCAGGATCCAGAGCGTGCTCGCCCGGTCAAAGTCATTATTGGCGTAGTAGGAGCTGGTGAGCTGCTGCAGTTCCTCGGCTCCGTTTCCGGATTTATTTATTAGCATCATCAGCTTTGAGTTTTGGCGATTGGGAAATGATTTTTAGCAGCCTTGAGGGCATTTCTGCATAGTTTGTCATCGAGAAGACAATGATTCCAGGGAGAACCGTAAGTCCAAGAATCATGGTGATCAACATCCAAATAATTAGAAGGACAGATGCAAGAATTTTTTTTAACATCGCTATTCGGTTACGGTATTGACAAGTCTATTCTCCGGAGCCACATTCTCCTCACGCATGACGGTATGATGATAGAAGCCCATCCGTATGCCTTTTTTGTTGGGGAAGTTGGCCTGTATATCCTGATTGATCGCCTCAAAGACTACTTCCTCGGGGATCGTGGTATCGCTAGCCATGTAGAGCTTCAGCGCATAGAGCATCTCTGATCCGCTGCTCATCTTGCCGTTCACGACAATGTTCGAGAGAGACGGATGCAGTCCCATCCCGGAGGTGATGGCTGAGTCGGCCTTCTCTGAGATCTTCAGCTGAGCTTCGATGAAGTTTTTGATGTTTTGGTCAATGGACTCAATCTTCCACTGACATAGATTTCCGTCCTCGTCATAGAAGTCTGTGGTCTCAATGAATTTACCGGCGTTTTTCTTGCCGGTCAGCACGGATGCAATTTTGGTGAATAGGGCTGTCTTTGCCTCTTCCAGGAGTGTATCGATCTTGGCATCGTCGTAGGTAGGATGATTTTTCTCCAGCTTCGCTTGCTTTTCCTCCCAGTACTTTGCCGGCACATGGATATGAAAGGCGGAGGTGATCCCGTTTTCACTCAGATAGGCCAGTACTTCCGGAATATCGGAGCTGCGCATCATCCAGCTGAGGGTACCGAAATAGGAAGGCGAACTGTAGAAGTTTCGCCCGAAAGAATAGCGATTATGATAGCTGATCGATACGCCGTACTTGAAGGGGTCCGATGGCCGATAGACGGGATAGGGCGTCATGCCCGTGCGTAGGCAGTGATTCTCAAAGTCTCCGACAAATATCCTGGAGACGTTTTCCAGCCGCTTGGGCCGAGGATCCTCAGGCCATTCGAGACGGGCATCCGTACCGGGTATGACTTGCAGGCGGCGGATCATACCTTTGCCTCCGATCCGTGGGCCTCGGTTGCGGATATGCTTCACAAATACCCCCTTGAGATATTTGAACTCCACCATGGCCATGTCTATGAATCGCTTGTAATCCCAGCTGTCGAGCCAGTCTTGGATTTCGGCATCTTCGAGGTATTCGCGGACCATGTAGCCGTCCTGATAGACCAGACGATACAGTGCCGGTCCCTGCCCGTAGAGCAGCCCGATCTCCCGCTCTAGGATACCCGGCGCAAGGTTGTTCTTGTCCATGATCTTGCGTATCTGGACAGGAAGGTCATTATTGGCTCCGTAGGGTACGAGGCGAGCACCATTGAGCAGGTAGGGATCAGATTCCCAGTCGGTCCCTTTCGACAGGGACATCAGTTGGTCAAAGGTGCCCTCGGGAGTCGTCCCAAAGGCAAATGCCCCGGCGCTGGTATGCACTACACGGGTCTCCCCGATTTTCTTCACTTCTTGCGTCATGTCAGGATGAGTCTTTGTCCATTGAAAGTCATGAGCGCAGGGATGTAGAATCGGCGATGCTCCATCGTATCCAGGTCGATGTATTCGATCAGGGCATCGGCATTGTGATATTGCTCCCGCTTGTCGGTCAGCTTCAGCCGGGCACGGCGTACCTCACAGACACCTTGCGTAGTCTGCTTGATATCCGAGTACGACATAAAAGAGAAGCTGAAAGGCCTGTCCTGCTTGGACAAGTCCTGCATTTCATTGATCGCCTGATATACGGTCTTCTGGCTCATACTCCGAATATCGGAGGAGCATCAGGGAGGGGAAAGGACAGGAAAAATGGATTCTCTACGTATATTTAAAAATGTGCAACAATGAAATCATATCATTTATAGGGGGAATCTTAATCCCTACAGTTTTTTTTATCCTTAAAAGGAGAAAAGAAAAAAAAGATCAAGAGCAGAAAAATCTTGTAAATATTGCAATCACTGTTCAGTCTTCATTTACAATTGATGGAGAGGTAAAAGGATCAACATTATTCAAAATCGGTTTTTCAATCGCAGTACATAACATTGGGAACGCCAAAGCGATAGTGAATCGTATGTTTTTAGTCGAAAAGAACGCGGAGGGGAATTACGACTATATTCATGAATTTCAATTGACAAATGACTTGCCTAGGATAATTGAATCTGGAAAAACATGTCTCTATGACTTTACTGTACAAGGCAATCATACAAAGGATATGGATTTAAAAATCAGTAAAAAATCAGCATTTATTCGAATTATTGATGCTTCGAACAAAACTTTTGACAGTCCAAGGAAATAATCACCTCACACTAGTCTCACCTACATTCACTTTCCGGGCTCCGCCTACTTTTCGTCTCAGATCCCGCTTCATCATTAGATATTTGAAGCTATCACTCGGGTTGGTGCTCTCCAGGGGAAGTCGATGGATAGGTAGCTTCTCGGAGCTCTTGTCTTTGACTACCACTAGCGAACCCTTGGAATTGGGCTTCTTCTTCATAGGGGCATCTTCCAAGCTGCAGCGCAGGGGCTTGCAGTGGTAGAAGTCTATCCGCACTTTGGGAAGCTTGGGGTTCTGCTCGGCCAGGCATTCCATCATAAAGTTGTACTCTTCATTCTGATAGATATTGCCCTGACCTTCACTCATCAGGATCACTTTCCAGCCGGTCTTATTGCCCTCACCATCTACTTCGATTGCCCGCTTCATCTGAGTAGCCAGATCCTGCTTGGCTTTGGCGTAGTTATTCGCCGCGCGGTCATACCATATATTCAGGGTCTTCTCCCGGTGGGGCTTGTAGTAGGCGAGAAATTTATCGGCCAGCTGGCGGATCCACTCCGGAGAGAGCGTGTAGAGAAATTTCGTGCAGCGATAGTATTTCCCATCATCCTGAGCTAGGGTCATGCTGATCATGTTGCCAAAGTCCAGGCCACAGTCGATGGCTTTCCGCCTGTTGTGATACTTCAGGATGCGGCAGTCCTCCTCATCATTCAGCCCAAAGCGTGCCGCCCAGTCTGGGTCTGTGCCATCCATGTAGAAGTGACGGTCCTGTAGATTGGCATAGAAGAGCTCGCCCTTCTCAGGCTTAGGCTTCATAGATAAGACTGTCGTCTTGGAGTCCAGGAAGTCATCGGAGAAAGCATCGTCAAACCACTCGGGCGTGAGGATATCGACATTGACATAGGAGCTGGCGATGTAAAACATCGTATGCGCATCCTTATGCAGTCTCGCTGCAGTCCAGCGCTCTTCCCATCGCTTCCAGACGCGCTTCTTTTTGGCGATCTCCTCCCGGTCTCCGCTTTCTACAGCTGCGGCATATTCGCCCAGGGCTTCATTGAGGACAAAGGCGACTTTCAGCACCAGCATCAGGGCTTGGGTCTTCATCCGCTTGCCTCGCTCCAAGATCCAGTCGTACTGCCCGATCTTGTCGGTGTCTGGCATATCGGTCGTGAAGGTATGACCACGATAGAAGGGACTGTGCCCATACTTGATGCGCATCCCCCGGATGGCTTTCTGCATGTTGGATATGCGATCCTTGCGGAAGTATTTGACCTCATCGCCGAATAGGTGCACATAGTTACCCCCGGCAAGGGAGGCAGGCCGGTCCAGCGAACCGAAGGTTACATTCAGACCGGTAAAGAAGATCATGGTATTGTTATAAGTCCCGATCTGATTGTAGGGCTTCCAGAAGTGCTCTTTGATCCGGGGCGGAAGATCCGGTACTTCCACGGGACTGAACTCAGGCGGCCGCTTGCCGATCACATAGTGCGTACCCTCATAGAATCCTTTTAACTGAAGCCCTTCTTTGACCGTCCGGAGCACGTTCTTCTGCAGGTTGGCATAGGTATCGGCTACCCAGGCCACGGGAGCGCCAGGCATATCATAGACCATCTCCACGAGCCGCTCCACCTGGATGTCTGTCGTCTTGGATGATCCCCTTCCGGCGATCATGTACAGGAATCTCGGCAGGATCATCAGACAGAGCTGCGAGAGCCAGTTGGCAAAGGCAATGGCGACGTTAGGACTCTTCGGGTTGACTGTCTTCCTCCAGCTCATGCAGGCGTTCTTCTAGGTTGATATACTCTATTCGTGCATCCTGACGGACGCGGATCTTGTCCCGCTCGGGGATCTCGAGGGCTTCGATCTGACGGGCCACATCCTGCCGGTCGATGCTGTGCAGACCCACATCACCGGGCGAAAGGCTGTAGTATCGGATCGGCTTGGCAAACTGCTCTGCAGGCGGCTTCTCGGGATCGTCCTTATCCAGTCCCAGCATGCGGGATGCCTGGACGATCAGATTCCCGTAGACTTCCCAGTCTTTGGCACTGGCAGCATTGTCCCGGACGATGATGGCCGCTTCCTGCAGCTGCTCGGCCAGCTTGTGACGCATGGCCTTGCGCTCGATCTGCCGGTCGGCATAGAAGAGGTTTACCGCCTCATCATACATCTCAGAGGCGCGGGCATATTTCAGATTGAAAGGCCGCTTGGTAAAGAAGGCCACGGCATTGCGTCGGCCATACTTTCGTCCCATCCCGGCCATGACCAGGAGGGCTTCCATGTAGATGGCCTCTTCATTCTTCATGCCGTTGAGCGATCCCGACTGGATGTAGTCATTCAGGTTTTCCAGCAAGTGCTTTTCCTCAAATCCCCCGAAGATGTCCAGCTTGGAGATCTCCCAGGATTTGTTTCTCCGGATCTTGGCCAGATGCTCGGAGGCAGTCACATTGCCTCCTTCGGTCGCCTGCAGGAGTGCCAGTTGCTCCTTTGCGGCTGCCATCAGCTTTCCCCGTCGGATGTAGTAGCCTACTTTGCTCTCGGGGTCTTCAGCAGCCTGGATAAAGTAGATTTTATCCACATCGAAATACAGGGCCATATCCTCCAGGGAATAACCCAGAGCGGACAGATTTTCGAGTTCTTTGGCGACTTCTTCGGTGAGTGCAAGACCTATATTCATAGCTTGAATTTAATGCTCAGATGAGGGCTCAGAAGGACAGATGCAGGATTTCCGGAAGGCGTAGACCTGAGGATCATTCATCCAGATGTACTGCTCGTGCAGGGCATTCTCGGAGAAGTTGCCCGATCCTTCGACGACAAAGTGATGGCTCCCGGACTGCATCAGGGTAATCTTACTGTGATTCCAGCAGTAGTTGACCGTGAAGTCACGGCTCTGCCGCTGCAGCTCGATCAGATCATAGACCTTAGGCATGCGGTGCCGGATACTGTCTGAGATACTCAGCCGGATCCGCTTGATCTGACCTTTGTCATACCACTTCAGCATGCTGGTCAGGATGCGCTCGTTGAGCGAATAAGTGGATAGGCAAAGCTCTTCGATTTCTCCCACATGCTTGATCACATAGACGATAAAGGTGAAGGCATTGAAGCTTTTCAGCGTAAAGAGAAAGACAGCCTCCCCAGGCTCTGGAACCTTTCCTGCCAGTTTTTTGAGGGACTCAATCTTAGCCTCGTGCTTTCGGACGAATTTTGCCCGGAGCACTTCCGACCGGTCTCCTGCCTGAACTGGCTCGGGAGGGTTTAATTCCGACAGGCTGAATAGCTTCATTGATACTTCATCAGGAGTTTGGTGACTTCATCCAACTGCATGCGTTTCCAGCGCAGACGCTCGGTGCGCTCGGCCTCGAGATGGGGCTTGGTGCCGGAGCTCAGCTCCTTTTCGATCCGCCAGATATTATGCTCGAGTTTTCCTTTTAGCTGGACCAGCTCGACAGGGTTGAGCGTTCGGAGGCTTTCCAGTTCGCGCAGCTGCCTGAAGACGGGATGCTTGCCCAGGACATGGCCGTGCTCTTTGTAGTGGACAAATTCGGCGATGATAGCCCGGTTTTCCAGATAGGATCTGACCAGGACTTTGACCGTGGCCAACTGCTCTTCCGGAGTCACGCAGTCAAAGAGCAGGGCATGGGCTTGGGTATATCGGTGATAGGCGGAGATCTTGTCAGCTGCCAGGATCTTGAGTTCAGGCGGGCAGTTGGGTTCGTTCAGGAAGGGCCAATTGTCTCGAAACTTCTCCCGCTTGGTGATCTGCTCGGGCTTCAGCCCAAATCGGCGGCAGAGCTCATGGATCAGAATGGGATAATTGGCCTCGCTGTCAGCCTGGATCAGCTTCAGAAAGGGGTGATCATCCCCTGCCAGCAAAGCAAAAAGCCGGACACCCTCATGCAGAGGTGCGCCCGACTTTACCCAGCCTATTATCTCCAGCCTCATTTCTCCCACCGCGATTTCTCAGGAAACAGGTTCTTGAGATACGGCAGGACGTGAGGCCATCCTTTATCATTGTGATTGATGAATTTGCGCTCTTCGAAGACCCGCTTCAGGATCGTTGGATTCGGACTGGAAGACCAGACCGAAGCCACGATGGATCCGCGGTCATCATTACGGGTAATGATGGGACGCTCGTCCGGAAAGTGGGTATTGAAGTAGAGCGAACTGATCAGGAAGCCTTCCTTCTGGCACTTGTACTCGGTCAGTGTCTCAGCCAGCTTATCTTTCTCAAAGGCTACCGGCATATGCGTCGCATAGTCGTAGATCCTTGCCAGCTTGCGCTTGGCGAGTGCCTGGACGGTGCGGATGCTGTTTTCCCGATAGACTCCACCTGCAGCTCCTTTCTCGGTGAGGGTACCCATGGCTTTGCGCACCAGGATATCCTCGGGATATACCGGAGCTACCGGATAGATGTCATCATTGGACCAGACAAAGGCATCATTCACCAGCTCCGAAGCGATCACAGTGGCGAGCTTGTCGGCCACATCGATCTGAGGATTGGTATTGACGCGCTTGTGTGCGATGTGGATGATATCCCCGCCAAACCAAGATGCATGATCACCGACGATGATGATCCGTCCTAATTCCTTGAAGTTCTTTTGCCAGGCACGGACTGCATAGAGCAGCTCATCGCCTTTGGCCAGCTTGGCCACATAGGGGATCACCACATCAATGCCTAGGTGACGGGGAACTTCTGCAACTGTGTCCGCGGACTCATCTTTCTGTTGAGATTCCTCCTGGGGAGCTTCCTCCGTTTTCACAGCTTCTTTAGTCTCCTCTTCCACTTGGGTTTCCTCCTTTTTGGGAGCAGTGGATCTTCTGGTTGCCGGCTTCTTGGCAGCAGGTTTTTTGGAAGTAGCAGAGGCGGAAACCGCCCCTGCTGTTTTTTTAGTGGTCATAAGCGATCAGGATTAGATTCCGCCAGATCCGGAGCTTCCTTCTACAGGATCGTCCGCCACAGGAGGATCTTCACCCGTCCAATGGAGCGACTTATTCCGAGTACGCTGTCCCTGTGTCCAGGTAAGCGTAGTCATCTTGCCCTCATTGTTATCCTGTCCTTCGGCTGCGAAGTACAGGGGATTACAAGGAGTACCGTGCAGGCGCTTGCCCTCTCCGTCGCCACATTCCTCGGTGATCAGGATATGACCTTCATTGAGGTCTTCCTGAAGCCAGCCTGAGGCATGCTTGTCATCACCTGGACGATTTCCGCCCACAGTAGCAATCCAGCCTGCCATCTCATCCTGAGGGTCTCCATCCGTACTGTCAGCACGGTTGATCGATCTCGGAGTGAGATAGATAGCGATTCCTTTCGCGCCTTCTTTCAAGGTGAAGTTTCCTGTAGCCACGACACCATTTCTTCCAGGGAAGACATTGACATCAGAGGCACGATATACTTTCACATTAGGCTTTTTAGGGACGGGAGCTCCCGCCCCCGTCTTGATCTTTGGTAAGGATACTTTTACGTAAGTCATAATATGCTATCGTTTAGATTCCTCCTCCTCCGGAGCTGCCAAATTCAGTGACTGACTTTGCAGGGTCAGTACCCTTGTTCTGCTGATAGGTGGTGTGAGCACCATAGACAGAAGTGATCAATGCCTTAGGATTGTATCCTGATGGCACGTAGGCAAAGACTGCCTCACCATAAGCGAACCCGACTCCTAGCCAGTATTCACCGAATAGCTTCGCCTCATAATTGTGACGCTGCACGTCGTTGATGACGTTTGGCAGGTCATTCTTATGACGGAGCTTTTTGAGGTTCATCCCCGGAGTGGCAAAGAGGATCGGAGATCCATACATGCCGTCCATCGGAACCAATACCTGATTGGAGAAATCGATTCTGTCGCCTCCAAAGTTTGGATCAGTGGTACCGCTACCGGCACCCCATACGTTTTTGTAGGCAATCTTATATCGTCTCCAGAACTCATAGGAGCAGGCGATATTCATGGTTTGTGCCCTGAAGATCGGTGCCAACCAGGCTGTGTAGTCCTTCATGAAGGTCAGCATCTCCTGATCGGTGCAGTTGGTATAGTCAAAGCCATCCCCGTCGAAATAGTTGAATTTCTTAGGATTGCCATTGCCAAGAGAATCTACCAATAGAGTCTCCAATCCGTCCATGGAGTCTTCCGGAGCTGATCCGGCCTGACCTTCTGATACTACGCCCGCATCCACAAACTTGCCTTTGAAGATCATTCGCAGCTCGATGTCCTGCATCAGCTGAGGATAGACAAGCTGTCCCCAGATGTACTTGGTGATCGGCATCTGATCCACAGAAAGCCCTTCTTCATACATGTGGAGTGCATAAGACTCCAATACTTCAGAAGGAATCACAGAGACGTTGATCTTGTGTCTGAAATTCTGGATTTTCAAAGGTGTTAGCTTTGTCTTACCAGAAGGTGTCCAGACATTTTTGAACTGCTGTGATACAGAACTAATCAAAGGCTGAGTAGCTCTCCATTCAGTGATTGCCATCCCTGAAGTGAAGTATTTAGCGGAGCTAAATCCCTGGAATAGTGCTTTCACCTCTTCCAGATTGTTCTGGTTTTGACTCAGGTAAGTACCAAACTCCTCCTTTAGATCAGCCACATCGATCGTCGAAGCCGCAGCTTCCACATCTCGCATGCGTCCGGTCTTGATGAAGTGGTTCACTTCGGCATAGTGCGCGGCGTTGACCTTGATCCCTTTGATCCTAGGCACGCCTTCCTTGCCCTTTGGCAGTGCATCTGCACCAGCCTCCGGCTTGGGGTCCTCCTCTTCCTCGGCACTCAGTGTGCCGACGAGCTTCTGAAGCTTGACTTTTTCGGCTTCGGCTGCCTGCAGCTTCGCCTGAATGTCAGCCACCTCCTTCTTGTGCTTATCAGCCAAGCCCAAGATGGTATCCGCACCGATGTCGGTGCTCTCTGACGCTTCGCCTCCGGAAGTGATATAGGTCTCAAGTGCCTTGGCCTTTTCCTCTCCCAGAAGCGAAGTGATCTCTGTGCGCTGGTCCTCGGTGAGGCCAGGCTTGCCATCGACTTTGAATTCCTTGACTCCAAAGAATGCAAGCATCGATGCTAAGAGTTTTTTCATTTGCTTGTGATTAATGGTTTATGATAGATTTTTCGCGTGAGTCAGTGTCTGTGCGACCTGCACGGCTGTCATGCTGTCGCCGAGCTTGTCGATGAGTCCGTAGGACTTGGCTTCGTCTGAGAAGAATGTCCGTCCGGAAAGAATGCCTTCCACATCAGCTTTGAGCTTGCCGGCCCGGTTTTTCTTTACCGCCTCCTGGAAGGATTTGGCCATCGGGTCTAGGAATTGCTTCTGCATGATGGTATAGTCTCCATCGAGTGCCTCGACGTGACCTTCATGCTTGTGCTCGCTGTAGGTGGAATAGATCAGATGGGTCTTGACGCCGGCTTTGGCCTGGAGCTCCCGATAGTCGGTGAGCTGCATCATCACTCCGATACTGCCGACGATGGCCGAAATACTGTTGTCCGCGACGATGTAATCCGTCTCGGAAGCGGTCCAGTAGGCGGCTGATGCGGCTAGATCGACGGAAGCCACGACGGGCTTGCCCTTGCTCTTGGCATAGCGGATCGCCTCAGTGAGCGGAGCCACGGCATCTACCGCACCTCCTCCGGAGTCGATGTCCAGCACGAGCGAACCGATGTTTTTGTGATCGGCAGCTTCGCGTACCATCGCCGCGATCTCCTTGGTACCATAGCTGCACCAGGTCCCATACTTCAGCATGGTGCCTTTGACGGGGATGATGGCCGTGGAGCCGGGAGCGGCATTGGCCCAGGGGTCCATTTGCTCCTCCTCATCCAACTCGTCTTCATCATCCCACTCACGGAGCAGGAAGGAAGTACGGCTGAGGGATTCGGATACGGCAGTCAGCTGCAGGGATCTTCGCGGTCGCAGGGTGCTGAGCTTGACAGCTCGCTGGCCGATGATCTCACGGGCCTGATCGAGCAGTCCGCTGATCTCCTCCGGTCGCACAAAGAATTGCCCTCGGGCGATCTGAGAAATAAGTAAGAAAGGCCAGTTGGCCGCGAGTCTGTACATGATCCTGTGGTCTGACTAGTATTCTGGAATACAAGAATACCCAGCCACAGAAGCCACAGAAAGGACGGAAAAAGTGCTTAATTCACATATATGTCATTACCCCAAGTCAATTGCTCTCACCAAGATCTGCTTATTGGAGTCAATCACAAATGAGTGATTAAACGTACCTGAACCAGGAATGCTTACTGGCTGCGAATCAATCAATGCTGAATCTATAAGCAATTGTAGGAATGGTGATACAGGCGAGCCTTGTGCCAAGTCTAAGTAAGAGTATTGCACCCGGATAGTATCTCCCTCAAATACATCCACAGAACCAGTACCATTTCCAAACTGCTCAACTTTAAGTACCTCGTTGGCATATATCCTGACATTCGCATCGATGAAGTCAGGATCTGAAGCCCATTCTGAAAGTTCCCAATTTATTGTTAGAGCTTCTGGCTCAGGCTCAGGTTCTGGTTCAGGCTCAGGATTTGGTTCATTCTCTTCTGGCACTCCTGCAAAACTCCAAGGGAAATGCCAGGACTGATGCGTAAATGAAATAGGCTTTTGCCGAAGACTGACCGTCTCATCCAGACGAACAGGTAGGTCAGGGTCTCCTACTATATAAGGTGTCTCATCCTGATCAGTGCTGATCCTCAAGATGACTATCTGATGAAGATCCAGTTTGGCCCGGAGCATTGCTGAGAAGCTGGACTCGTAGAGACGCCCAGCTTTGGTGTGTGACTTTCGTACGCTGAGGGTGGCCCCTGGGATGATCGGAATCTCTGTCCAACTCGCATCGATCAGAAGATGACCCGGTGAAGCTTCTATAAAAGTATTGATCGCCGATACGGGAGCGTATTCCAGGCGGCATATATTGCTGATGCGTTCGGTCATTTTTACGAGTGTTTTTCGTGATATCGGCGAAAGAAATTCGGGTTATTTTTGAAGGTATTTTTCGGGCTCGCACTCGATACGCTGATTGCGGGACCAGGCTTTTTGAAACAGCTGCTCGACTTGCTCCTCAAATGCCCGGAGCTCTTCCCGGTACTGCCGCTTCTTGATCGTCTCATTGTCTGAAAACAAGCTGGTCAATTTCCGCGAAACGATATAGGACTCAATCACCTCCTTCTGCTGATAGCCTTTGCGGATGCCCTTCAGGTAGTAGCGGTCCATGTCCAGGTGATAGATCACTTCAAGTAGGTCATTGATCCGGTGCACATCCTCGGCAGTGTAGTGGAGAAAGTGATTCGGTGCCGTATCCAGACCCTTGCAGTGTGGAAGCCGAAGCATCACCGTGCCTTCGGTAGGCTCTTCCTTTACAGGCCGATCCGAGTACCGGACAAAGCAGGTAAGCAGCTTGCCTGCTTCGCTGTCTCGGGTGACCTTCAGACTGCCGTCCGGCAGCTCTTCAAATAGGTATCGGAGAAATAGTCTGATGACTTGCTTTTTGACCGTGATCGCTAACTTCATTGACTGGCTTTTTCTTAAAAATAAACCTGTTGCGTGAGTATTGCAACTATTGCGCCAGTGCAACACGAAAACTTTTGAGTCTGAGTTTTACACCAAAATACTGTGTTTTTGTAACCGCTTGTTTTCGATAGGTTAACCTATTGATTTATAGACTTTTGACTAGTTAAGGAATCCAGAGTCAGACTTGTAACCGTAACGGCTTAAAGTTGTAACCAGAGCGCTGATTCTTTTCGGTTACAGAACTTTTGTAACCAGCCTTTTTTGACACAAAAAAATATTGGGTTTCTTAACCTTCTAATTAATTGATTTTCAGGGGTATTATTATAGAATTCACTTTTTTGTTAAGAAGTTACAGTTTTTTTAAGTAAAATTAAGTTCAAAGGATACAAAGGAAAAAGCAGCAGGAGATCTTCTAAAGTGAAAGTGGCAATCGGCATCCCTGGAGCAGAGCTCCGGGATAAGAGAATGTAACCCCGTGTGCCACGGGCTGATCGCGATGGGGAAGGAAAGATCCGGAGCATGAAAGGCTTGTCCTGAGCAGCTTACTCTGAGCACTAGAGCGACGAGAGTCGCGGATACCGAAGGGAAGGCTCTGAGAATCGCATATATGAAAAAAATCTGTACGAGTGGGCGTACAATAGAAAATAGACTCTCAAATTTTAATAACATGAAAAAATCAGTTTTATCTCTTTTATCTATTCTTTTGATCCTAGTGGGATGCAAGTCTAAAGAGGAGAAGGCTAATGAGTTAATAAATCAAGAGTTGTTTAAAACTCTCTATGACTATGAAAGCTATCAGCCTATTGAGACAATAATTGACAGCGCATTTACATCTATCTACAGGGACTCTATTATTTTAGATTATGCGATTAAAGCCACTGCTTCATTTAAATTAACGAATGAGTATCTCCAAAAAACACAGAATGCCCAAGACATCATGAAAATATGGGTAAGCGGCTATTCAACTTCTTATGGGAGGCAAAAGTACCTAGAAGCGAGTGAAGAGTTTGATGAATATATAAAGCTTGCCGAAACGTCCATAGAGATAACCCAGGCCTACAAAGATTCAATCAAATCTGCTGCAGAATTTTTTCAAAAAGAGTTTATAGGCTGGGAAGCTAAACACAAGTTTAGATGCAAGACTAAAGGAGGTATGCCGGACATTGCGGACTATGTTTACATTATTGATCCAACGATGAAAGAAATCATTTATTCAGAGGACGTAAACGATGAGGAATTAATCCAGCTTCGGGAAACTATTGAAGATTTTATTTCTGAAGATTAGTAGTAACCATTATTCAAATTTTTTTCTGAGCCAAAAAATCTAATGACCACAGCCGAATACATCCAATCCATCAATTCCAGATACCGAACAGGGCAAGCAACCGAACATACTTTCCGGGGAGATCTTCAAAATCTTTTAGAATCTCTCGTTCCCGATATCGCCGCTACCAATGAACCCAAGCGCCAGGCCTGTGGAGCACCAGACTACATCCTCACCAATAAGAAAGGGATTCCGGTCGGCTTTATCGAGGCCAAAGACATCGGAGATAGTGATCTTACCGGATCTAAAAGGAACGGAAACAAGGAGCAGTTTGACCGATACAAGGGTTCACTGGACAACTTGATCTTTACCGATTATCTCGACTTTTACTATTACCGAAGTGGTGAGTTGGCCACCTCTGTCCGCATAGGAGTAGTGGACAACGGAAAGATCCTTCCGCTTCCACATAATTTCCCTGCCTTTGAGCTCCTGATCAAGGAATTCACCACGCATATCGGGCAATCCATCAAAAGCCCCAAAAAGCTTGCGGAGATGATGGCAGGTAAGGCTCGGCTTCTGGCCAATGTCATCTTCAATGCACTGGAAAGCGATGAAGAGCATCAGGACAATTCCACCCTGCGGGAGCAAATGGCTGCTTTCAAGGATATCCTGATTCATGACATTACTACCAAGCAGTTTTCGGATGTCTATGCACAAACCATAGCCTACGGGATGTTTGCTGCGAGACTCTATGACGATAGCTTGGACACCTTTAGCCGACAGGAAGCGGCCGAACTTATCCCCAAGTCCAATCCCTTCCTTCGCAAGCTCTTCCAATACATCGCAGGATACGATCTCGATGAGCGAATTACTTGGATTGTGGATGCTTTGGCAGATATCTTCCGAGCGGCAGATGTCAAAGCAATTCTCAAAAACTTCGGTAAGGCTACCAAGATGGAGGACCCGATCATCCACTTCTACGAGGACTTTCTGACCCAGTATGACCCCAAGCTGCGCAAAAGCCGCGGAGTCTGGTACACACCTCACCCAGTGGTCAACTTTATCATCCGTGCTGTGGATGAGATTCTGATTACCGAATTCGGCTTGCCCATGGGACTGGCGGATACCTCCAAGACCAAGATCAAAGTGCCGATTCCTACTCACGACAAGCGATACAAGGGAGGGATGGTGGAAGTGGAGCAGGAAGTGCATCGGGTGCAGTTTCTCGATCCGGCAACGGGTACAGGAACCTTTGTGGCAGAAGCCATCCAGCAGATCTACGATAAAATGAAAGGGCAGCAGGGCCTATGGAACTCCTATGTGGAAAATCACCTGCTTCCCCGCATCAATGGCTTCGAACTCCTAATGGCTTCCTATGCCATGGCTCACCTGAAGCTGGACTTGCTACTGAAGCAAACAGGCTATACCGGAACCAAAAACCAGCGATTCCGCATCTACCTGACCAATTCTTTAGAGGAATACCATAAAGACACAGGAACCCTCTTTGCCAACTGGCTATCTGCCGAAGCCTCAGAAGCCAATCAAATCAAGCGGGATACACCCGTGATGATTGTGGCGGGAAATCCACCGTATTCGGTAAGTAGTTCAAATAAGGGAGAATGGATTCAAAACCTAATTATGGATTACAAAAAGAATTTGAATGAAAAAAAGATCAATTTGGATGATGATTACATTAAGTTCATCCGATATGGCCAGCATTTTATTGATAAAAATGGAAGTGGAATTTTGGCCTATATTTCCAATAATAGTTTTATCGATGGAATTACCCATCGTCAAATGAGAAACAATTTATTAAAAAGTTTTGATAAGATTTTTATTATTGATTTACATGGAAGTACTAAGAAAAATGAAACTACTATTGATGGTGGTAAAGATGAAAATGTTTTTGATATACAACAAGGAGTATCAATTAATATCTTTGTAAAAAAGGGAAAGAAAAATCAAAATGAATTAGGTAAGGTGTTTCATTTTGATTTATATGGGAATCGTGAATTTAAATATACTTTCTTAAATGATAATAATTTATCCAAAATAGGCTTTAATGAGCTTGTATATGAAAAACCTCATTTCTTCTTCGTTCCAAAACAATTAAGAGATAAGGAATACGATAGTTGGATGTCTTTAAATGAGCTGTTTAATAATGTAAATAATGGAATTAAAACAGATAGAGATTCATTGTTCATTAGTGACAAAAAAATAGATATAGAAAATAGATTTAAAATTTTGCTTGAAGGGGAACTTTCAAAATCCTTTATTAAGGAATATCGTGTTGTAGATTCTGGTAGTTTTAAAATAACAGAAAGAATAAAAGGTAAAAGGTTTAATTTTCAAAATATAAAAAATATACTATACAGGCCTTTCGATATTCGCTTTATTTATTACGACTCTCAAATTGTAAGTCGTCCTGCAAAAAAAGTCATGCAGCATATGCTCAGATCAAATTTGGCATTACTTTGCTGTAGGCAACAAAGCACATTTGATTTTCAACATGTTCTGGTATCTAATATTTTATCAGAAGTATGCACTGTTAGTTTACAAACAAAAGAGACTACATATGTCTTTCCCCTTTACCTTTATTCTGAATCTTCCGTGCAGTTAAGTTTGGGTTCGGCCGAGACCCGCACTCCCAATCTAAATCCGGAGATCGTGGATCAGATTTCAGAGGGCTTGGGATTAACCTTTGTCCCAGAGCAAACCCATGAAGGAGGAACCTTCGCTCCTATTGATTTATTGGATTATATCTACGCGGTGCTTCATAGCCCCACTTATCGGGAGACCTACAAGGAGTTTTTAAAGATTGACTTCCCAAGAGTGCCCTATCCTACTGATGTGGACAAGTTCTGGAAGTTAGTTGCCCTAGGAGGGGAGCTCCGATCACTTCACTTGATGGAGAGTCCAAGCCTAAATCAATACATAACTCAGTATCCAATAGCTGGAGAGAATGAAGTAGAGAAGATCAAGTTTGTAGAAAACTATGAAGTCATCGATGGAGACAGCGTTACCATGATGGATCCAGTTGAACCTATGGGCAGGGTTTATATTAATGGAGATCAGTTCTTCCAGATGGTTCCCACAGTCGCCTGGAACTTCTACATTGGCGGCTACCAGCCCGCCCAAAAATGGCTCAAAGATCGCAAAGGCAGAACCTTAGACTTTGAAGAAATCATGCACTATCAGCGAATCATCAAGGCTCTGGTCGAGACGGACAGGGTGATGAAGGAGATTGATGAGATATCTATTCTAGAAAAGTAATATTCAGATGGAGAGAAAAGCATTTTTAAAAAGAGAAAGGAAAAGATATTTTTTCTTCATTTTGAAGCAATTAGCTTTAAATATTTTATTTGTTGTTCTCGCTTGTTTATCTGGATTCATTGGCAATTCATTAGTTTCGGTAATTATAATTTTAACTATATCCTTTTGGAATTACTTGGTTTTAAGTGAACCATATAAAGACTTTGACCTATATAAATCTCTCTTTTACCGAAATCGATTAGAGCATAATTTAATCGTTTATGTGATTGTTGTTTGCGTTTCGTCCTACATTATTATGAGACTTCTTAATGAAGAATTTTATGAATGGTTCGCTGAGAAAAAGTTTTTCTCTGACGAATTTGAATTTCAAAGATCATTGTCTATTTCATTAACTTTCCCAATCGGTCTTATTGCAATGATCATCAACTTTCTTTCAATATCTAAGAAGCTTGATTTAATAATCCATGGAGGTATTTTCGATTCTAGTTATTATTTTAATTTAATTAAAAATAGGCAAAGCACATATTTTGAAATTAAAGAAAGATTAATTTCAAAATCATCTGATTTAAATTTTTGGTATAGCTCATTAGAAAATAAAAGGTTAATCGAAGAGAATAATTAGAAAATGAAAAATAAAATTCAAATTGAAAATTTATTAAAGTTAAGCTTTGATAATCTTCCGGATTCAAGCTTTTTCCCTGTGGCGGCAATAGACAATTATGCGGGAGATGAAGTTATTTCATTTCAAAAAGCTTTTGACCCACCCTTATTAACCATATTTAATAAACTTGACATCAATACATTTTTAATTAACGATTCAAAGAATTTTGTTTTTTCGGCAATTGACATTAATGGTAGAAATATAAATGAACTTTCACATTTTGTTAACTCTATTGTGGATATCTATGGCGAAGATGAAATAGGCTTAGAAAGGTTTACACAGGATGATGTTTTACAAATAAAGAATGGATATTGGACAGGGAGACTTTGGCTTGATACTACAAAGTTTTTTCCTCCAGTCTTACTGAGCTATGACTCTAAAGATAAATTCACTTTCAGTGTTTTTCTTTAGTTGCTTTGAGCTTTTCAATATCTTTCTTTTTTGTTTTGTATGTGTTAATCAAATCAGCATGTCTGGCTCTTCTTAAGTAACCTTCTAAGAGCAAGTCTAGCTCCTGAAGCTCGAGATAGGAACAGGCATTCAGAAACTGCTCTACAGTGATTTCAAGATGGAATTGTTTAGATATTTTAGGCATAGTTCATCTCCTTTTTATCTTGATCGTTTCTAAGGACAAGTCCATATTTTCTTTGGATTCGCTTTGTTCGACGCATTTTCCTGCGCTGTCGTTTTTTTAGCGAGGGGCCTTTATTTCCCCCCGCTAAAAACTCCTCATTCTCAAAATCGGCCATCCCGATCTCGGTGATCACCTCCGGAGTGGATTCGCTTTTGGTATTGCGCTCGATCAGGATAAAGACCACAGCCACATAAGAGCCCCAGGCCAGCCACATGATCGAGACGGCCAGATAGATGATATTCTTGCCAGACCCCTTCAGCCGGTACACATACCAGAAGACCATCAGACCGAGGATCAGCACTGCTGCAGTGCCAATCCCCATTGCCCAGCGAAGCTCAGTCATGATGCACCTCCTTTTCTATTTTATAGAATTTTGCAATTGCTACACCCCAATGACCACACCATGCATCATTATATTTGTTGCCTTCCATGGCAATACCATGATTATCAGTCACTATTTCGAATGTGATCTCCTTACATCGTTTATGAAGGCTGTGAGCTATTCTAGAGATTTCTTGAAGTCGAAGAATTGACTTTTCCAAATCATCAGTAACAGTCTTATTTAACCTCAGAAACTGTTTTTGAAGGGCTTTTGAAAGCTGATTTTTGGCCACATAATCAGTATGCTCTATCATAATGAAATATTTATCCACGACTCACCTCCTTTCTCTCCAGGTTTTCTTTCATCTGACGGATAGCCTCCTCCGGAGTCATGGACCCGTAGATCTGTGTCATGTAGCGGCTGGTCTCAGCCCGTAGCTTATACTCCGCCTCCTTGCACTCACGAAGGATATCCTTCGCCTCCTGAAACAAGGCTCCCGCCTTGCTTCGCTTTGCCTCTGCCGCTTTGGCAAAGTACCGCTGCTGTAGATTCAGCAGCTCATCCACGGCCTTTACATAGGCCTTGGGCACGGTAATCATGTCGTTGTTCATGTTGTTTCAGCAGTTATGATTTTGACAGGTAAATAGATTTTGCGCTCTGTAATGCCTCTTTTCAAGATATTCTTGTCCGTTGCCTCGCTGAGCGAGCGGGCAATCAGGCCACCGTCGGACAGGCGCTGGTAGTACACCAGCCCTATCCTGCGCTTGCCGGTCATGGGGTCCACCATCTCCCGGATGGAGGTCGCCACTTTGACTTCAGTTTCGAGTTTGATTGTGTCCATGGTATGTGTGGTTAGAATGAAGCTTCGATATCTGAGTCTGAGAGATCATCCAGGATACTCTTCTGACCCTCGGAGGCACGTACCTCGGGCGGACTGCCTGGAGCCTGCACGGGATCATTGCCAGGCTGGATCCAGATGTATTCCAGTGTCTTGTGCTCTCCGTGATATTCTCCCTTCTGAATGATCCGGCCATCGGCGTTTTTCAGCCCGAGATGATCAGGGTTCAGTCGATAGCCCATGAATTTGACCCAGGCATGCAGGGCTTTGGTGAAGCGCTGCGCTTTCATCAGGGTCTTGTTTTGCGACTTGAAGTCGTCAAAGGCTGCCTGCTTGATCTCGAGATTATTGAGCCTGCCAGATTCTGGTGAGAAATACACATCAGCCCAATCCTTGAATTCATCGCCCATCACGCCAAGCAGATTTCGCTTCTCGACATTGGACATCGGCGGCTCGATCTTGTCATGCTGCAGGTAGAAATGGCAGCACTGAATCATGAAATTGTAGAAGTCATTCCACTCCTCCCGGGTATAGTCATCATCCAGGAGCTTCTTGCCAAAGTCATCCTCAGGTGTGCGGTGCTCACGATAGAAGCCTTCCTTGGAGTGGTGGTAGTAGTCGGAGAATACCGTGTAAAGAATCCTGCGGAGTGCAGACCCATCCAGATTCCGCACTGCGAAATTGGATGTGAAGGCAAACTTCGGCACGTCCGGAAAGTCCAGGACATATTGCCGCGTGTTTTTAGGGTTCACCGCCATCTTGCCGGTGATCACATCGAAGAAGAAGTGGAAGTTCAAATACTGGTGCGCATCATCCACGAGGACAAAGAAGGTGTGCTTGGTGATGCCCTCGTAGATGTGCGGCTTGTCAGTCAGCTTCGGGTCCCGGCCAGACAGGTAGTGCGATTTCATAAACCTGCTGACTGAGTTGAAGCAGATGGATTTGCCTGAACCGCCGTTGGACTCACCTTCATCACCCACACGGTTGTCCATGGCAAATACAGCCCAAGGACGCGAAGCATCCTTGTATCGATGTAGCAGATAGCCCAGTGCATAGATCTTATTGACCAGGTGCTTCATCTGCTCTCGCTGCTCTTCGATCGTAAGATTTGGCCCAGCGATGTCAAACTTGTGCGCCTGCCGATAGGCCTCTGCCTGATCCACCGGCAAATGATCGAGTGTATCTTCCAGCTCCCGACGCCAGTGGATACGGGAGGTGTTGATTAAGTAGTTAAGGAATTTATTGTCCTTTTTGAGGATCTCGATTTCATAGCCATGCTCGGGATTGTCGGTGACTTTGAAGTGCTCTGTTTGGATCTTCAGGTGATGATCGATGACCTCATCCCGCCAGACGTACTGCTGGATCTGTCCCGGCTTGAATTCCTGGATTTCCTTCGAGCTCACCCGAATAATCTTGTTATTGAAGAAGAAGAGCTGATGATCCGGGCCGTAGGTCTTCATGTCCAGATCGATCACCGGTAGATTGGAAAGCGACTGATCAGAGAGTAGGGGAGTGCGATAGAAGATATTCCGGAGCTCCTTGGGGTAGTAGTGGTCCTGCAGGAATTTATGAATCCAGTTTTTCACCTTTCCGGCTCGCGTCTCCTCGACGATATTGTCCTGTATATGCACATACATGGTTCCGGACTTTTCGCCTTCCGCCTCAAACTGGCAGAAGCCATTCGCCTGCAGGAAATTGTAGAGCTGGACAGGATCCGCGGCATAGCCCATGCCTTTGTATTCCCCTTTCCGGTCAAACTTCGCCTCCATTTCCCAGAAGCGATAAGGCAATGCCGTCTTCACCAGCTTCTCGAAATGGTAATTATTGAAGTGATTCAGATAGTCCCGGACATCCTTACAGGGATTTCCTCTCCGGTCCTTGAAGGACTTCAGCTCCTCAGGCAGCTTGATCGTGAAGAGATCCATGTACTCGAGTGCCAGGCGATGGCCTTCGCGTATCCCCGTCGTGTCCAGATCAGGGCACTGCATGACCTTCTCTGCCTTGTCTGAGAGGCTGCGCCATTGAGACCAGGTTAGCTTGGCCGTCTCGGAATTTCCCCAGCATACCTGGTGACCGAGAAAGGCCAGATTCATCGCATCCGACCCACCGGTGCAGTAGATCACATGGGGGAGTTTCTTCGGCTTTTTTTTGTCGATCGGATTCCCTTCCTCATCCAGCTCGTCCGCATCATAAGCTTCCTCGATCTTGGCATATTCTCGGGCCACCTGCGTCAAGCCGAATAGGTAATCCTTCTCCAACTTGCCGTAGTACATAAAGCGAAAGCCCTTGTCTTTGGTCAGCGGCTGGTAGATCTTCTTCATCTTTGGCCCCTCATCCCACATAAAGATGGGATAGTCATCGGTGGCCTCGATGATGGTCACTTTCCGGTTTTTGACGATTTTATAATTGAGTAGGGCATAGAAGTTAAATTTCCGAAACACCTCTTTGACCTTATCCAGGTCAATGACTTTTTTGCCCTCCTCGGTCTTTTTTTGAGGAATGACATACTTGCTCAGCACTGTCTTCGCTTCAAACTCCGTGAAGCCGTCCCGTACTTCGAAATACCACTCCCCATCATTCTCATTGGCTTCTGCGTCCCGATCCGTGATGACAGGCTCCGGAGCTTTATACTTCTCCGAGGTGGCACTCAGGCCGTACTTTTCTGCCAGAAACTGGATGGCTTCCCCATAGCCCAGACCTTCCTGCTCCATACAGATCATCAAGCCGTTCTTAGGCTTAGAATCATCTCCAAAGTCAGTCAGGACCCAGTTGCCGTCGCTGAGCTGCTTGAGTGTACAGCTGGGTGTTTTTTCCGGACGGATCGAAAACTTCGTTCCCTTCCGCTCGACTGCTTTCCTGGCATCGGGAAAGTAGTCGGTGATGATGTTTAATCCGCCGTCAGTGGCGTCAAAGATGTCTTGTAACTCGATGTACATTCAGAATCAATCAAAGAATCAGGAGAATAGAGAAAGCTGCTTGGTGTAGCCTAGCCGAATCAGCTGGAGCACATAGTATCGGGGACCTACCGGGATCTCGGCAAGCGAGGAAAAGTTGAATAAGAATGTCCTGCTCCTGTGGTCCACCCGTAAGCCATATTTTGCCAACCGTCTAGCGCTGTAGTAGCGCTTTTGTTGCTTTTTCCTTTTTGGAAGCCTCAGGATCTCCCGCTGATGCTTGGTGAGTGTACTGGCCTGCGAATAGGCCCCATTCTTCCTGGTTTTCGTCTTGGACACGGACATAGTGATCGGGGTTTTGGTAAATTATTTTCAGAGGCTTGTCTTTGATGTATTGCTCGAAATAGTCTGCGTCACACCCGAAAGTCTCATTATTGAGTTTTCGGTGGACTTTGATGAATTCAGCTGGCATTTTTGAGTTTGTTTTTGAGAATGGATATCCAGCCCTGGTAGCGGTCGACTCCCTGCTCGAGCTTTTCGATGTCACTTTCGATCATCTCAATGACCTCAAGCGGCTGATTTTCTTTTTTGGCTTTGGCGAGCTTGGCCCGATCGCCAATCAGCTCTGACTGCACAAAGGCAAGGATAGACTGATACTCGGCCAGTTTTTCTTGGATGGATTCAGGCTGATTCATAGAGATCGCGGTAAAGTTTTTTGTTAGGGACAGCTTCGTCAATCCGCTTTGCGATTTGCTGTGAGAAGTTTTTGACCATGTTGGTATGCGAGTGAATCATCCAATCAATGCGTGGAGCCACGATCAGATCGCCTAGTTTCTTCCGCTCGTTCTGCCAGTATTCCAGTCCTTGCTGGGCACTGTCAAGCTGTCTTTCTAGAAGGTGTATTTCCATAGGTTTTGGCTGGTTAGTTAGGGTATGACTGCTGCGCTCCCTGCCGGCACAGAAGCGCAGCAGTCTCCCAAATACATCTGTGATTATGCGGTAGAACTTGCCCGGCAATGTTTTCATAGGAGGTTCTTTTGGAAGGCAAAGCGCACAAGCTCCGCCTTATTTTTGGCCCCTGTTTTTTCTCTCAGATTTTTCATGTACACCCCGACAGTAAGGGAAGAAATGCCCAGCTGATCCGCTATCTCCTTGTCAAGCAGCCCCTCCGGAATCAGCCGGAGCACTTCAATTTCCCTGTGGGTGAGCGTCCCGAAGGGCGCTTTAAGCAACTCGCACAACCGCCCCTCATAGGGACAGCTTCCTCTCAAGTTGCAGTCTGTGAACTCCGGCCGCTGAAGCTGACCATCGATCACATCTGCTTCATTATCCAGTGCCGAATACCGGCACTTAACATATTGTTCGATCATCTCCATGCGTCCGACGATGTCAGCTTCTACCAATGCCTCGACGGCTTTGGGATGCTTTTCCATGTCGCGCTCTATCGCATCGATGAGCCATTGCGGCCAGTCGCTCAAAGGCAACAGTTGGGATTGCGTCAATGCGAATACCTGATCATCTTTGGCCATGAATTCGACGTTTTCATCACTGATTCCGGCAGGTAATTTCCCGCTGACGCAATGCTTCATTGCGTCAATGAATGACTTATTTGGCAT